GAGAGTAACTATTTCATCTACTAAAATATCAATTTCAGCATTAATTTCGTTTCGCTCTGTTGTTTGTACTTTATTGACATAGTTTCTATCTTTTGGTTGACTTGTCTGAAGTACATAATCTAAACTTTCTAACCTACCGGTAAGATTGTCTAGTTGTAATTGTTTACCTTCCAATCTTTTATCCACGATACTCGCTTCAAGGCTATAACTATCTGATGTAACCGATGCGTCAATATGTGCTTTTGAAAGATAACCAAAAATTCCCATTGATGTAATTAACATTAATACGATAACTGCTGTGGTAAAATAGGTACGAACTAAATTATTAATTCTATCCCATTCGTAATGTAACCACGCAGCTGATACGATTTTTCCAAACTCTAATACACTTGCCATAAATGCGATGCTTAATGCAGCACCACTAAATATTGTCATTAAACCGACAATACTAAAATATGCAGCTGTTGCTGCTAGAGTTAGAGAAGTAAATAAAGTTAACCATTTCATAATATTATTTATAGGGAATAACGCCAATTTGTTCGAACGTATCCTCTAATGCTTCAACTAATTCGTACATCATAGTTGTTGTGTGTATTGGAGTTGGTGTAATTCTTAATCGCTCTGTTCCTACATCAACTGTTGGACTATTGATTGGTTGAATATAAATTCCATGTTTATTTAGAAGATAATCCGACATCTCTTTACATCGTTTTGCTTCTCCAACCATTACAGGAATAATATGAGTACATGCTTCAGGATGTACTTCTAAACCAGCTTCAACGACCATATCTTTAATAATTTTACTATTGCGCTGATGTGTTTCGCGAATTTCGTTATGTTCCATTAAATATCTTATTGACGCAATACTACCTGCACACATAACAGGACTTAACGAAGTTGTAAAGATAAATCCTGAGGCGACAGACCTAATAGCGTCGAGAATGATATCGTCACCAGCAATATAACCACCGTGACCACCAAACGCTTTTCCAAGTGTTCCATTTATAATATCTACTCTATCTGATAATCCTAATTTTTCACAATAACCTGCACCAGTTTCACCATATAAACCGACGGCATGAACTTCGTCAATATAAGTTATTGCATTGTACTTATCTGCTAAATTGCAAATGTCTTTGATTGGTGCAACATCACCGTCCATACTATAAACACTTTCAAATACTATACATGGAGTTTGGAAATTCTCTTGACATGTTTTCAATGCCAATTCCAATTCGTCCATATTATTATGTTCCCATATAATTTTATCAGCACGACTATGTTTAATTCCCATAATCAATGATGCATGATTTTTATTATCTGAAACAAAACAAATATTTGGAATGATACGGCTAAGAGCAATCATACTCCACTCATTTGCTACATAAGCTGAAGTAAATAAGAGTCCTCGCTCTTTTTTATGTAATTGCGCTAATACATTTTCTAGAGTTACATGATAATGTGAGGTACCGCCAATGTTGCGAGTACCTCCACTACCTGAACCTGTTTTATCCAACGCAGTTTGCATAGCGTCAATAACATATTGATTTTGACCCATACCAAGATAGTCATTACTGCACCAATTAATAATGTTCTTTGGTGAGTATTTACTATACCAGGTTGCTCGTGGAAATTCTCCTCGAGTTCTTACTATGTCATTAAAAACTCTATAATTTCCATTTGCTTTAAGTTTTTCAATTACATCTATAAAAGGCTTTTTATCAATCATTTCATGCTCTATGCTGCGTAAGCGTCGTCCCAATCTCCTTTCAAACCAGCAACTTCATATTCAGTCACTCTGTTTTCAAAGAAGTTAGTATGGTCTGCACCGTTAAGTACCCATTCTAACCAAGGAAGTGGATTGTCTTTTACTTTAAAGTTTGGTTTCATGCCAAGCTGAAGTAAGCGTCTGTCTGTAATATAACGAATATATTGTTTGACTTCTTCTTTGTTTAATCCTTCAATTTCACCCATTTCATAAGCAAGCTCGATGAACTTATCTTCAAGGTCTACAATGTCTTTTGACATCTCATAGATTTCTCTTTTGAAATCATTATCAACAACACGACTATGTTCTTTTACAAATGCTTTAAATAATTTAGAGTTACCTTCAACGTGAATTGATTCGTCTCGTATACTCCATTCAACTACTTTACCCATACCTTTCATTTTACCGAAGCGTTGAAAGTTTAATAGCATTACGAAAGAAGCAAAGAGTGCAACACCTTCGTTGAATACAGATTTTGCTAATGATAAACCAAGACCGCGCAATGTTGCTGTGTCTGCTTTTCTCATATAGTCAATCTTATCTGCCATTTCTGAATATTCTAAGAACGCGTGGTATTCACTATCAGGTAGTCCAAGGGTTTCATTTAATAATGCATAAGCTCTCTGGTGGATACCTTCACGAGCTGCAAATGAGCCTAACATGTTTCGTATTTCGTTATTCTTAAACTTAGGAATAAATTGGTCGTAATAGTTTTGACCGACAGCAACATCTGATTGTGTAAATAAACGAAGAATATTTGTTACATATTCTTTTTCTGTCTTTGTCATCTTACCCATTTTCCAATCTGATACATCTTCTGATAAGTCAAGCTCATCTTCAATCCAATGTGCTTTTTCATGTCTTGTTGTAATTTCTACAGCCCATGGATAATGAAAAGGCTTATATGTTTCTGAAAACTCTAACAGACCACCTTGCTTCTTAACAAGAGTATCGGCAATTGCCATAAGGTCATTATATGTTCCAATATGTTTATCGTCAATAAAAATTTGTGGTACACTTCGTACTTGACGACCATTACTTACTCTTTGATAAAATGCTAGTCTTTGCTCTTCGTCGTCAAGCTTAATTTGTGTATATGTAATTCCTCTTTGCTTAAACCATGCTTTGGCTTTTTCGCAAAAAGGACAGTTTGATTTTGTATAAATTGTTACGTCCATCTTTTTATCCTTGACAGGCGACACATTCATCTTGATTTTCCTCTTGTCCGTTTGAAAAATTTACTGCGTCTGGGTTAATAATGTCATCTAATTTCTCACGCTCAACCTTTTGAGCTACATTCTCTGCACGATTAGATGTTTCTGTTCTTAAATAATATAGTCCTTTTGTTCCTTGTTTCCAAGCTTCATAGTGAACTTTATGAAGAGTTGCTTTATCTGCTCCTGCAGGGAAGAATATGTTTAGAGATTGTCCTTGGCATAGGTACTTCTGTCTGTCTCCTGCTAGTCTGATAAGAGCTAACTGATTTAATTCAATTGCTGTTAAAAATACTTCTTTAACATGCTCGTGTAAAAATTCTAGGTGTTGCACTGAACCACCGTTTGTTATAATTGACGACCATACATCTTCTGTATTTTTACCGATTTTCTCTAGCTCTGCTTCGAGGTACGGATTTTTATTTAGGTGACTTCCCACCCTTGTTCTTGAAGTAAATGCATTAGCTTTCCAAGGCTCGATGCTTGGTGAAGTGTTTACAATCATAGAACTATTTGCATTTGGAGCGATCGCTAACATGTGAGCATTACGACGGCCGGTGCCTACCATATCTGGTGCTTCACCTCGTTGTTTACCCATAGTCATAGTTGCTTCAAGTGCTTTTGTTTTAATGTCTTTAAATATGATTTCGTTAATTGCTACAGCTTCATCACTATCAAAAGGTACTAAATGCTTTTGAAAATATGAGTGTAATCCCATAGCTCCTAAACCGAGTGACCTTTCTTGTTCAGCACTATAACGAGCTTTACTAATCTCATCACCAGCATTATCAATAAAGAATTGTAATACATTATCTAAAAATACAATAAGGTCTTTTACCATATTTGTATCTTTCCATTCGTCATACATTTCTAAATTGACAGATGATAAACAACAAACAGCTGTTCTTTCTTCAGAGGTCACTAAATGAATTTCATTACATAGGTTAGACCCCTTAATGGTTAAACCCATTGCTTTCTGTGCATCAGGTAATGCACGGTTTGCCGTATCAATGAAGTTCATGTATGGCTCACCAGTTCTATATCTTGTTTCTAAAATGAGTTCCCATAACTTACGAGCCTTAATGGTTTCTCTGATAGTCTTATCATTAGGGTCTAGAAGGTTCCAGTCTGTACCAGCTTCAACGGCTTTCATAAAGTCGTCTGTTATATTGACCGCGTGATGTAGGTTCAGATTTTTACGGTTAACATCACCAGTAGGAATCCTCATGTTAATAAATTCAATAATGTCTGGATGGTCAACATCCATATAAGCTGCATAAGAACCTTTTCTTGTTCGTCCTTGTCGATATGCAACCATGTCTGCGTCGACCGTATGTAGGAATGGCATAGGACCAGGAGCTTTCTTAGATACTGCTCTGATGTCTGACCAATGTCCACCAACTCCACCACCTTTTACTGATAGCCATCTTAATTCGTTTGTGTGTTCAATTAATCCTTCAAGTGTATCTGGCACATAGCTCAGAAAACAAGAGATTGGAAGTGCTTTAACATCTTCACCTTTAATAATGGCATTGGATAATACTGGAGAGCTATACATAAACCAGCCTTTAGAAACATAATCATATATTCGTTGTGCTAATTTGTTGTTACCATTACTAAAACATGCTGCGGCTCGAGCAAAAGCTTGTTGAGGTGATTTTTCGTCTTCTCTACAATAATAGTCTTGTAATAATTTGAGTGATTGTTCTGATAAAATTTTATTCCGTTTATTGTCGATTTCTATGCCGCAATATTGCATACTACTCTCCTAGTTATTTCTTTTATGTTGGAAGAATGAAAAGGTGGATAAGAGAAGTGATGCCATTATGTTTTTTTCCAAAAATTAAATTTCATCTTTGCTTCGAGTCCCTTATAAACGTTATTTCTAATTGTTTCTTCAATATTCTTATGGCCATTGAGGACCATTTCATTAATGTCTTTTCCTGGTAAATCATTTGGCCAAATACAGATTGAATAGCCTTTGTCAATGATTTTTTCCATTCTTTTGTGAATCTCTTTATTGCGAGGTTCTGCGTCAAAAACGAATACTGCGTTTTTATCTACATTATCTAAAGCTTCAGTATTTCCATCAGCACCTGCCATAGCAACTGCATTTTTTAAAAACATACAATCTATTGCGCCTTCAACTACAAAATATTGGCGGTTAAAGTCGACAACATCGAGGCCGAATATCTTCGGTTTATCCTCAAACATAATTGTAATGTATCTTAAGCTAGAGTCAGGTTTAAAACATCTAGCTGATACTCCAAACATCTTCTTGTCTTTATCGAAGAATGGAATTACCAAACGAGGTTCATCTCTATCAGTATTAGCAAACTTATCTGGTATAATAGTATTAACCCACGTTTTGAACTTTGGGGTGTAATATATGCGATAATGTTGCTCTGAAGGAATTACCCTCTTTTGTATATATATTTTGGCAAAATGGTTATAGTCCAGTTGAGATACTTTTTTTATACTTTTTATCGCTGCCTTATTGTCAAACTTTGGAGCTTCAAATTTTGTCTTCTCAAGAACTGTTAATTTGTCTTTTGGTCTTGTTTTGTTTATAAATTTTTCTGACGTATAGTCTTTGAATGCAAGAGGGTCGACTAACTTGAGAAAGTAGGAAAAGGAATGACTTGCACCACAGTTGTGACAATAGTAGTGAAAGTTGTTGTCTTTCTCAAGCAGCCAACCCCTTGCTTTTGTACGAGACTTTTGACTGTCACCACACAATGGGCAACGGAAGTTAATTCTATAAGGATTTGTACGCGTTACTTTAAATCTCTCCATGCGACCTGCAAGAGATTGTGCGTATTGTACGTCAACGAAATCAATCATAATATAAGTGTTTAAGTCTGTTTAATTAATTTGTGTTATTATAACACGTTTGGTGGCATTTGTCAACCATTATTTACCAGTCATCATATCTATAAACATATTAGCGCCAGCAGTGACTACAGCTACTGCACCAAGTAACCACCATTTTAAATTTTCTAGATTACGGATACGTTTATCTTGGTCATCGAGCTTCATATTAAGCTCTTTTGTGAGAGTGTTAATAGCTGTAAGTGTTCTGTCTGAACGCTCTTCCATCCACTCTCTTTGTTTCAAATTATAGTCTTGGTGTGCTTGTTGGGCTTCTTTCATGCCGTTTGTCATAGCCTCCTTGAATCTATATTTGTGGTCATCTAATTCTTCTTTAAATGCAAAACGTGCTTCAATATTAATACGTGCTTGCGCGTCAAGCTTACCTTCCATTGTGTCAAGCTTTGTTTCGAAAGTTTCCAATACTTTTTGCTGCACAGCAATATCCTGAGCTAAAGATACCATTTGCTCCATTGCTTCATCTACTTTATCAAAAAATCTTTCAATTTGTTTGATATCATTTTTAATGAGGGCTATATCTGTTTTGACGTGGTTAAGTTCGTCTGACACTATGCTACTCCGTTAAGGGTTATTATAACATAATTAAGAGGGTTTGTCAAATAGTATTTATAAGCTGTTTAGCTACAAATTGATTTATTTTTGTATTTGTTTTGTCGGTGGGTAGTTAGAAATGGTCTACTGGTCAACTGGTTTTGACACAGCTGTCTTTTCTTCTTTGTCATTGGTGGTTACCTTACGATAATAAACAATGACTTCTCCTAGCTCTCTGATATACCTACGAAGCTCTTGGAAATTTGCTGTCATTATTTCATAGTCTTTTATCGTAGTTGCTACGAAAACTATGTCACCACCTTGTGCAATTTTATTTTCATCAAGGAATCTATCGAGGTATGTATAGCCGACTGGCCATGTTGGATTCTCTCTGTCTTCTAAATTACAAGCTTTAGGGCGCTTTAATTTTTCTACGCCTTTATCATCGTACTGAGGTGGGTCAAAAGGTATGGAACGTTTACAAGGATTAACAATAACTGCTTCAGATACAACACTCATTTGAACATCAGCTAAGTTAATAGGTCTTGGTAATTCTGGTTGGATTATATTAATAGGGACAGGTTTACTGACTATTTCAATTTTCTTTTGTGGTAGTAAAGAACAACCACTAATTATTGTTGTCGTCAGTAGCGCTAACAGTAATGTTCTTGCTATCATTTTCTAATCCCTCAAATACTTCTTTTGTACCATTATTGATACGACTCTCAATCAGACCAGGTTTTTTAATTGCTAGTAAGTTGAGATTATGTCTTTTAAAAATTTCAAGGTAACGTTCTTTTTCTGCTTCAATAGCAGCATTAGCACGACTCATATTATTGAGTGCTTCACCTTGTTTTTCGTATGACTCTCTAATAGCTTCAATAGCTTGCTTTTGTTCTTCAACAGCAAGCTCTAACTTTGCATTATTTCCTATTAGAGTTTGATTTTGGTCGAATAAGTAATAAGATGTACCACCAAGGATTAATATAATTCCTATTAGTATTTGATACATTTATTCTTCCTCAATTCTATAAAACAGACCACTAGCTGACCGTACGGAGACCAGCTTTTTGTCCGCAGTTATAAAGATAAGCTCTTTCCAAGTAGATTTTTTAATCTTCCGCACACCCAGATATTTCTTATCATCAACATTTCCAAACTTGGTGTCATAAGATACTGTAATAGTATAAGACTTACCAAACCACCAAGCTTTTATCCATGACCACATGGTGCGGTATTAACCGCAGTTAGAAGCGTATAATTCGTTACACTTAGACTCAGAACAACCGTACTTTTCTTTTACAGCTTTGATGATTTTAGTTTTTGACTCGCCATCTTTGTGCATCTTTTTCATTTCACGCACACAAGCACCTTCGTCAAAATCCTCATCTTCATCGTCATCGTCATCAGATTCTTCTTCATCAGACTCGTCTTCGTCTTCTTCAACTAACTCTTCAGTTTCCTCAGCAACAACTTCTTCTTCAGAAGTCATTTCTTTGTACTTTTCTTCAAGAGCAGTACGAATACGCGCATTCATTTCATCTTCGAATGCTTCTTTGAGCTTAAGCGGATTGTTGTCAATTGCTTCAGCTATAATTTTTTCAATAGACATCTCTATTTCTCCTTAAGGTTTAAATCTTAATTTTATTTATTAAACTTGTTCCATCCTGACCATTAAGCGCTCTGCTCTGTTGGTCACTTGTTTATGCCATCTACTATCACGTCCTTCAACTGCAGCTTCTGCCCAGTTGCCTTCGTGTAATGCAGCATTAAATTTTTTGAACTTACTCAAACGAGTTCGTCCCATATTGAACATCATATTAACAAGAATCTCTTGAACTTCGCCAGGAAAATCATTAAATGATTCTTCAGTATAAAGAGCATGACACTCACTGATAGCAATTTCTAAATCCTTATCAAAACAATCTTTTACTCTGTCTTCGTCAACTGGTGTACCAACTTCAGCACCAAACTCTGGGTCTGAATCTAATACTAAATGACCTACACCAAAAGTAGGATAACCGAGATGGTCTTTATATATTTCATATACAACGCCTTCGTCGATTTTTAGT